GGTCCATTAAATGTTCCTTTGGGCCTGGTGTTCTGAAGGGTATGGAGGATGAGTGTCCGCAGTGGTCCAGAAGTTGTCTCAAGTCTATGCAGTAGGTTTTCCCGTACTGCATAAGCTCCAGTTCGTCCTCGTCGGGTCAGGAGTTTCGCCGCGCTCGCTTCTCGAATACCCAGGACGTCGTGTACGTCGGTACACAGGAGAGTCTTTCTCACCTTGACTTGTGGGAACTCATGCGTAGAACCATCCAGGAATATCCGGATCTTTGGCGAGGTTCGGAGGCTGCGCTCCACATATGTCGGGTAGACTCTCCGGACTAGTCTCTCACAGAACACGCCCAATTTGCGTGATGTGAAGCTCTTCGATCGGTTGATCTGTAAGTCCATTTCCTCTGTCTTGGAGATGTATTCTTCCCTGTGTGCTCTGTTCCAGAGCCCAGTGAGATCATCCCCACAGACGGCAAATGATCGATCGTTGAGACCGTCTCTTGTCGCGTTGAAGGCGTTGACAATTGACAGTACAGTCCATGTGATACCGAGCCCTAGTAGGACACTGTTTGTCGTGAGGTGTCCGTGCTTTGGGTTTCCTGGGTAGATGAGTCGCTGGGGTCCTAGCAGAGTCTCTACTGCCTCTATCCTTGACTCGCTCCATTCCAGGGCTGCTCCTACTCCTCGCATTACGGCCTGTGCTCGGTCGTGTGTGAGGAGTTCCGTTGCTGCTGTTAAGTCTGCACTGAACAGTGTCAAGAGACCCGTATCGCCTTTGTGCGGTTCGAGTTCTATTTTTGACCCAGTCAGCCCAGCACGGAACCAGGGGTGCCTTGCCAATAGTGGAATGGTCTCTGCCGACACACCTCGTCCGTAGTGTGTCGCCAGAGCGTCGTGGATAGTCGCCACTCGTATCTTCCCTACTTCCTCGATGGCTTCTGGCCGGAACTTTGGTTCCAGTCCCATGGTCAGAGGCATTTCGCAGGCGGAGTAGAGTTGTGCGAGGTCTGGTGGCGGTAGAGATTCAGGTGCTAGCCCTAAGCCGTAGCCGGTTGAACTTAAGCGTAGTCCAAGCGCTTCTTGCAGTGATGCTTGGCAACCTCCCTTCTTTCTTGTGTGTGAAGTGCATGCGGCTCTCCCTGGGATGGGTGCTCGTGCTGACTTTAGGTCCTCGTTGGAGATCCCGAAGTTCGCTAAGTACTCATCCGTGAGCCGCACATGCTTCCGACGTTTGCAGTCTGTGGTTAGCCTTGTTGCAAAGTCTTCGAGC